ATGGAAGTCAGCACGGCCCTCAGGAAGAAGCTCGGCTCCGAAGTCGCCGTCTTCTTCAACGAGAAGCGCGGCCTGTTCATCGCCCGCCTCGAACTCCCGCCCGACGCGAGCGGCGACCGCCGCCGCCGCCAGGTCACCGCGCGCACCGAAGACAAGCTCGTCGAGAAGGTCCGCCCCCTCGTGCGGCAGTACCGGATCTCTGGCAACCTCGTCACCGCCAGCCCCTCGGTCACCGCGTGGCTCGAAGCATGGCTCGACGGCGTCGCCCGGAAGCGCATCCGCCCGACCACGCTCCGCGGCTACCGGTCCGTCGTGCGCCGCCAGATCATCCCCTCGATCGGGAACATCCGCCTCGAGCGGCTGACGCCGGCGCACATCCGGAAGATGCACGACTTCGTGATCGACTCGGGCCTGACGTCGACCTACGCCCTGAACGCGCACCGCGTCCTCGCGAAGGCGCTCGAGGATGCCGTGCGGGAAGGGAAGCTCGACCGGAACCCGGCGAAGATGCTCGACGCCCCGAAGAAGGCGCGCACCTCGCTCCACGTCCTCGACGTCACCGAGGCGAAGGCCGTCGTCCGCGGTGCGCTCGAAGCGCTCACGGCCGACGTCTACGACCCGGAGCCCGTGCGCGACGCGATCTACCTCCTCACCGGCGCCCGCCGCGGCGAGATCATCGGCCTCGAATGGGACCGCCTCGGCAGCGCAGTCGACCTCTCATGGCAGCTGCAGCGAGTCGCCGACATCGCCCAGGCACCCGCCGACTACGAGTACCGCCCGATCGCGAACGGCCTGTACTGGGTGCGGCCGAAGACGACGGCCGGATACCGCATCATCCCGATGTTCGACCAGCTCGCAGTGATCCTCGCCGAGCACCGGCTCCGTGCGGGGTCGAACGAATGGGGCCTCGTCTTCGTCGACGAGAACGGTCGCCCGATCGACCCCGACAAGGAGACGAAGCGGTGGGCGCGCGCCCGCGCGAAGTACACGACGAAGCACGTCCGCCTCCACGACCTCCGGCACACGACCGTCGACCTGCTCTACGAAGCCGACGTCCCCGAGGACATCATCATGGAGATCGTCGGCCACTCGGTGCGGATGGTGACGCGCGGCTACAAGTCGAAGCAGAACGAGGCGCGCCTGCGCCGCGGCATGGAGTCGTTCGCCGCGCTGTTCGATGTCCCGCCTGCGATCGAGGGTGGTGCCCGATGACCGCCGCCGCTGTGACCCCTGACGACCTCGCGGCGCTCGTCGCCGAGGCCGACACCGCGCGCGGCCTGTACGAGGTCGCCCGCCGCCGGTACGACGCCGCGACGCTCGCCGTCGCCCGCGCCCGCTGCTTCGACACCGTGCGCGTCATCCCGTCGACGATCCGGTCGACGATCATCCTGTGCGCGCTGCCGAAGGGCCACGCGGGCGAGCACGAGGCGGCGACCCGATGACCGCGCCCCGTGTCGTCCGTCTCGCCCTGGGGTGGCTCATCGCGGCTGCCGCTGGTCTCGCGATCTACCTCTCGTGGGGTGCGCTGCACGAGGTCGCTCTCAGCGTCGGCGGGATGCCTGCCGAGCGCGCCGTGGTGTTCCCCATCGTGGTGGACCTGCCCGCGGTCGCGGCGATGCTGATCGCCCTCCTCGTGCCGGCGCCATCGCTCGGGCTGAGGGTGCTCCCGTGGATCACGTTCGGCCTGTTCTCCGTGCTCACCGTCCTCGGCAACGCGGCATCCGTCGCCGCCGAGAACCCCGCCGGTCTCGCGCTCGGCATCGCACCCGCCGTGATCGTGAACGCCGTACCCGCGATCGCGCTCCTCATGACGTCGCACCTCGCCGCGACGACCGTGTACCGCGCCGCCGACCGGCAACCCGTGGACGCCGTCGGCGACCCGCGCCGGGCGCGCGTCCTCGAACTCGCCGCGCAGGACATGTCGCAGCGGCAGATCGCGGCCGAGGTCGGAATCGGCCGCACGACCGTCGCCCGCTGGATCGCCCAGGAGACTCCCGCCGCCGTGTGAGGTCGCGCGGGCCCGACGCGCTGTGGAGTACGTCGGGCCCGCGCCGACCGCCGGGGTACGCTCGCGCCGTGGACATCCTGCCGACCGAACCCGACTGCCCGAACTGCGGCACCCGGTGCGTGCCCGGTAAGTCGGGCATCCCGTTCTGCCGGACGTGCCGCCTCGCCGTCCTCTCGATCCCGGCATAGGCTCGACACCATGCATCTGATCGCCACCGTCCGCGACCGAGGCACACTCGCCGTCACCGCACTCGAGGCCGACGCGCCGACCTACGACGCCGCAAAGTCCGACGTCGACGCGCGCGTGCCCTCCGGCTCTCTGGTCATCGCGTACCGGGTGGTCGGATCGTGACGGCATCCCTTCTCGACCTCACCGACAGCGAGCGGCGCACCGTCGACCTCATCGTCGTGGCGCACTCCGTCGCCATCCCCGGCAAGGAGCTGATCACGATCGCTGGCTACACCGGCGGCCGGGATGGCCGGCTCGTCTTCGAGGACGAGGTCCTGTTCGAGGGCGACTCCTTGGACGCCATCACCGTCGAGACTGTGCTGCAGTTCTCGGTAGAAGCCCTGCGAGACGGCGGCATCACCCTCGATGCTCCGGTGTGGACTGATGCGGTTGCCGGGTTCGAACATCACACCCCGGTCGTGTGGTGACGGTGGGTGCCGCGTAGCCTCACGGTCGTGAAGTACTGGCAGCCGAAACCCGGGTCCGTCGTCATCTCGTACCGGATCGTCTGATGGCTGCGCGGGATGAGCCGCGCTGGCATCCGCTGCTCGCGACCGTCGAGCGCACCCCTGGCGTGTGGACGCTCGTCGACACGCTGGGCCGCGACTACGGCACCGTCAGGATCATGCGCGCCGGCGACGCGGTCGTGTACGTGAGCGAGCTCCGCGGCGAACGGCTCGGCGGCCGGAACGTCACGCTTCGCGAGGCGGTCGAGCGGGTGCACATGGCGTTCATCGCGTCGCACGGGCCCGGCGGTTCAGCGAACGGCGGCCGCGGGTACGGCTGGGACGGGCAGTGACCGCCCGCCCCATCAACGGCCGATGCTCAGCGTCCTCGAGCGTAGGGCCTACTCCTCGGGTGCACTCGGCTCCGCGGGCTCGGTCTGGATGACGCGGAGCGGGTTCGCCGAGACGATACTGACGCCCGTGGTGCTCGTTTTGGTGTGCTCGCGCAGAGCATGCAGAACGGCGTACTTGATCACCAGGTAGAGAGCGAGCAGGCCGGCCGCGACGCCCATCAGCCAGACCAGGAGGATGCCGAGCCCGAGTACACCATCATTCATGCCCGGAGTGTAGCGCGCCGGGCGCACGCGAAAGCGCCCCCGGCGTCCGCTCGTGGTGAGCGGCGCCGGGGGCGCAGTGTCGTTGTGTGGTCAGGCTTCGTGTCGGCCGTCGGAGTTCTTCGTGCCAACGCGCTGCGCGGAATCCGCGAGCCCGGTCGGTTTCCAGATGCCGAAGTGCATGCCGACGGCGACGAGGAACGCGCCCAGGGCGACGATGATGCCGGTGCCGAGGTCGTACGCCCGGCCCGCCTGCACGGCGGCGAGCAGCTCGGTTAGGAGGCCGAGCACGGCGGCGAGCAGGGCGAGCAGGATCGCTTTCGCGCCCGGGTGGGTGACGGTCTTCGTGACGAGGCCGACGAGCAACGGCAGGACCGTCGACACGACGATGCCGAGCACGAGGGCGGGAGGGAGGGTGAACGTGAGATCCATGGTGCGGCGCTCCTATCTGGGCAGGCCCTCAGGCCAGTTCGGTGGTGGCGGCGGCCGGCCGTCGAAGATGTGCGACCGGAGTTCGTGCGCGTAGTCGCGGTATCCGTCCCGTTCACGGGCGACGCGCTCGTTCCGGTCCTCGAGCGCGGTCATGCGGGCGTCCTGCTCCGTCATTCGGTCGTTCGCCGTCTTCCGATGCCCGGCCAACTCCTCCTGAAGCTGGTCGATCATGACCTGCTCGGCGGTCTTCTGGTTCGCTTCGGCCTGCACGAACGCGGCACGGGTCTGCGCCCTCGACGACAGGATGTGCCCGACCACGACGCCGCCGAACACGAGCAGCGACCCGGCGAACGTGACCACGCCGCCGAACATCCACTCCGGCATCAGTCCGTGAGCCGCTTCGCCTGCTCGTCGACGACGGCGTCGGGGACGGCTTGGATGTCAGGCAGGAGCGCCGCACGAACTGCGGCCGCGATGTCATCGGCGGCGGGCCCGTGCTGTGCGGCGGGCAGCGCGGCTGTGATCCCGGCGACGATGCGCTGCACGAGCGCGTCGGTGCCGTCGGCCGGGACATCGTCGGACACGCCGGCCATCTTGCAGAACAGTCGGTAGCCGTTCCAGTCGACGCCCATGACGTTCTCGAGCGGCGGAGGTACGACGACGCCGGACACGTCGAGACCACGGGCCACGTAGTGGCTCTTGTAGAACTCCGTCGCACCGCGGTACGCGTTGTACTCCTCGACGCTGTCGAAGTTCACCTTGAGCCCGGGGCTCAGTCTGAAGATCGTGCCGTTCGGTGCGTGCAAGTAGCGGACCTCGTCCATGGCGGGTTCCTCCTCGGTGATGGTCGCGGTGTCCAGACCGGCGGCGCCGGTCTGCGGCAGGAATGACTCGATGCGCAGGCGACGACCGGCGGCGTCGAGTCCGTGCCAGTGCAGGTGCACGTCGCCGCCGTAGTCCTGGCCGGACGCGGATGCGCCGGACCATCCGCATGTGTCGCCCTCGTCGTAGTGGGTGGCGTTCAAGCCGAACTTCGACTGGTGCTGCAACACGACCGCTACCATGGGCCCTTCCGCCTCTGCCGGCGTGGAGCGCCGCGGCGAGAGACGCGGCAGCGGGGAGTCGAGCGTCAGCACGGACCGGCGGCCAGCGGTGCCGACCCAACCAGCCTCGAACTCGCCGGAGCCGCCCGCCACGCGCAGGACGCCTGACGCGGGCGCCGGGATCGGCGTGCCGTACCCGAGGGGCAGATCAGTGCCACCCGCCGAGTAGTCGGCATGGTCCTCCCATGTGCCGGTGATCCGCACACCGGCGAACGGGTTGTGAGGCATCAGACGGTCCCGATCCACTCGGCGGTGAGCGTGGTGTACGCGGCCGGCGCGGTGGCCGAGCGCAGCGACTTGCTCGCTGCCTCGGTGGACACGAACAGTTCGACGTAGCCCGTCGTGTTCGCGACCAGGACGGTTGCGCTGATCCGCGCGAACGGGTCGTTCTTGCCGGCGGTGCCATTGATCTCCTGTCGGGAGTCGACGACTTCGGCGCCGTTGAGTGCGAGCCACGCACGGAGCAGGTTGGCATCCATGCTCGTGCCGGCCGCGGTCGCGCTCACTCGCCAGTAGCCGACCTTGGGCAGGACCAGGCGCGACGGGTTCGGGGTTGACGCCCACGCGCCCGCGAGGGAGATCACTTCGCCGTCGAACTGCACGGCCGTACCAGCCGCCGTCGAGATCGGCCACGCTGCCGACCGGCGAACCTTGGCGATGGTCGCCTTGTTGAGCGCGTTGCGGAGCGTGGTGATCGCGTCGGAGTTCGACTGCTGCCCCTTGTTCAGGCGGGCACTGAACGTCGCGTACGCGTCATCCTCGCCGTGCAGCCAGACACCGTTCGAGTCGTATGAGCCGAGTGCCATCAGGCGCCGCCCTTCAGAGTCGTGAGCTCACGCTCGAGGTGGTCGATGCGGTCGTGCGCACGCTGGGCGAGCCAGAGCGCCGCGAGGCCCAGCAGTTCGTAGTGGATGCCGCGGGGCGTGGCGTCGACGCCATGGCCTTCGTAGATGACGAACTCCCACAAGCCGAGTGCGTGCAGCTCGTCCGCGATCGACCCAAGTTCGGTGCCGACGTGGTAGCTCGGATCGGCCGCCTGCTTTGCAACCTCCGCGATGTACCGGTAGTGCAGGATCGGGATGGCGCGCAGCTGGTCGATGCTCCACTCGGGCTCGGCGATGTCCTGCTTGCTCGCCCTCGTCGAGGGCGAGTAACCGAGCTTGATCGTGCCGTCGTTGCCGATCCACGCGGCCTGTCGAGTCCACGTGATGTTCCGGTTCCAGACAGCGATGTCGAAGTCGCCGGACCGGGCTAGGTTCGCGCCCCCGGCGGCCGAGTTGGCGGTCGACTGTGCGGTGTCCGCCTTGCCGTTGATGAAGTCGATGTCGGCCTGCACGTTCGTCCCGTTCGACGGGACATTCGTGGCCGTGATGCCGAGGTTCGTGCGCGCGCCCGCCGCGGTCGTCGCGCCCGTCCCGCCGCGGTTGACCGGGCGTGGAGTGGTGATCTCGCCCGCGATGTAGTCGCGGGATTTGTTGATCTCGTCGTACCCGAGCCGCTTGTCAGCGAGCGCGGAGACGACGTCCATACCGGCTGCTGCTGCCGCGTCACCGTTCGCCATCAGATGTCCTCCGTCCAATCGATCCCCACAGGGATAGAGCTCCACGAGAGACCTGGCGGATCGAAGATCCAGGCGGTCGTGGGCGTGTCGGTGAGACCGCGCGTTCTCACGGTCATCTCGGCAGAAGGGAGCTGCCATGTGACGGCCGAGACCACGCCGGTCTGAATCGGCGTATCCGGAAGCTGGGCGGTGAACGCCTGCCCCGGCGCGGCCCGGTAGTCGGCAACGGCCGTCAGGTCGAGCACCCGGCCACGGCCTGCGGACTGCTTCAGCATCTGCGCGGCCGCACCGGCACCCGGGTACTTCTGGTCACGGGTGACCGAGTACACCTTCGTCGCCGTCAACGCGTCGCCTGCGACGTCATAGGCGCGCTGCTGGGCGCCGAGGGCGTCAGTCCACTGGTAGGTGATGACCACCGCGTCGTGCCAGTCGCCGTCGCGATCGATGCTGTCGACCGCGCTCTTGAGGGTTCCGTTCTCGCCCGTCGTGAGCGTGAGACTCCCGGCGGAAAGAGGGGCGCGCGCCGTAAGCCACCAGTGCCGCGCCTCGTCACACCAGAGCCGCAGCGCGGCCGTTTCTACTGGGGTCCGCAGGAAATCCCACGCCGACTGCCCCGGCGCCCATTCGAGCGCACCGGCCGTAATGCTCGCATCATCCGAGCCCGGTTGTAGGGTCGCGCCGACCAAGCCGAGGACGTACGCCACGAGGCCGCGGAGCGATGTCTGCACGTTCACGTACTTCGTCGTGGCGATGAGGGCGTAGTCCTGCAAGAGCGCTTCGTCGGAAGCCAACTCGAGCGTGACCTTCTTGCTGAGGTGGTCGATCGTTCGCCGCCGGACCGTGACGTCGAAGACGCGCGTGTCGGAGTCGCGGACACCAAACGCGTTCCACGAGCGGAAGAACAGCGACGTGATCGCGCCGTTCGTCAGCCCGCCGTACGCGGCCGTGAGGGTCGCGTTCGTCGTCGGAGTCGGGTGCGCTGCAGTGAACACTGAGTTCGCCCACACCTCGCCGTAGTCGCGACGTAGCGTCAGGGTCACCCGGTCAGCGTCGCGCGGGTCGACGGCAACCATGCTCTCGAGGTCGTCCGGCAGGCCGCACTCCACGTTCACCTGCACGAACGGCGACCACGACTCATCGACCGTGACCCGGGCGGAGTCCGCGTTGAGGGTGGCGCCTTGCAGAGCGATCGTCGCGGTGTGTGCGTCATAGACGGTCACGGCACCTCCTGAAACGGGATGCTCACGGTCCATCGCCGCCGGCCTTCGTCGAGCTCGCGAGTGATCTCGCCCTCGGCGACGACGTACCGCATCGCGATCGACGTGACACCGGTCTCGATCAGCGTCCACACGGCTGGCGTGGCGTGCGCCTGCTCGGCGGCGAGTGCCGCGGCCTCGCTCGTGAAGAACGTCTCGAGGGTGCCTCTCCGAAGGCTCGCCGGGGCGAAGCTCACGTCGGGTGCTGAGCGACCGATGATCGAGTGGAGCACGGTCCTCGCGGACCGCGCGGACTTGTAGCCGAGGATATCGACGGGCGTCACCGTCACGGCACCATTCGTCATGCTGGTCACGGCACGAAACTCCCTCTGCGCTCGTACTGCACGCCGACGGTGACGGAGAAGTTCTGCCGGCGGATGCGTTCCACCTCGGCCTGGTACGCCGCGGTGTCGGGCGTGAATCGCACGGGGATGTCGATCGGCCCACGGTTCTTGGCCTCTGCGTACGCGGCCGCGGCGCCTTCCCACCGGGCCTGATCGGCGGACTGGGTGCGCTGGATCTGGTCTCGGTTCGACTCCTCGAGTAGGGCGTTTGCTTCCGCGAGGCTGCCGGCCTTCTCCTTGGCCTCGTCGTACGCGGTCAGCGTGTTCTGCAGCGGCCCCATGATGCCGTCCCAGCCCTTGATCGTGGCCTGCGCCGCCTCGGAACTGACGCCGAGGGTGTCGCGCAGTTCAACCTTCTGCTCCGTGTAGGCGGCGGTGACGGTGTCGATCGCCTCCTTGTTTCCAGCCCACGCGGCCGCGACGGTCTCGAACGGCAGCCCGACGAGGTCCTTGATGCGGTTGATCTCGTCCGCGTGCTGGTCGTACGCGTCGGTAAGGCGATGCTGCTGCGACTCGAGCGACTCCCACGCGGCCACGCCGTTTTCAGCCATCTCGCGGAAGCTCTCGGAGACGGCCTCGTTCATCGCCTCGGAGTCCTGCGTGATCGTCGAGATCGTCGCGACGACCGCGCCGAGACCGAGCGCACCGGCCGCCGCGATACCCGCAGCGCCAATGCCACCGATGCCGGCGACCGCCCCACCGAGTGTGTCGCCAATGGTGTCGGACAGTGCCTCGAAATCACCTCGGGCGGCGTTCGCAATTCCCTCGCCGAGGTTCTGCCGGATCTCCTGCCCGACCTCCTGCGACCGCTCGCCCATGCGGCGCTGATCCCGAACAACGTCGTCGGCCGCGTCCGCCGAGTTGCGACGGACCTGCTGGTACGCCTGCCGGAACTTGTCCTTGAGCTCGTCGGATGTTCGATCCGCGGCCCTCGTCAGGTCCCGGAAGTCGCGCTCCATTCGATCGGTCGACGCGTCTCCCTCGGCCGCGATGTCGTGCAGCCGATCGGTGACCTCGTCGACCGCGTCGGCAACGTCATCGACCCCGCGAACCGCTTCCCGCACGTTCGAGAGAAGATTGATACTGATCGCCCCACCGGCCATCACTTCACCCCCGGGACACGACGAAGAACGTCATAGAACAGGTCTGCGGCGACGGCCGCCGCACGCGGCACGAACCGTTCGAGAGCGGGCCACACGACCTTGCCCGACTTCTGCCGCGGCCCAACAGGGTGCGCGGTGTGGCGGATCACGGTGTGGCGGCCCGGCGCGGGCGTCGCCTTGTCCTTGCGGAAGTACTTCGACTTCAGGCCCTGGTCCTGCCCGAACTCGGCCCCACGCGCGAGGGTCGCCGCGCGCGCGCCCGACGACAGCTTCCCCACCGACCCGGCCTTCAACTGAATCGCGCGGCGCGAGACCGAGACCCGAGACGTCTGCACCAGAACCGCCCGTTGCAGACGGTTCGGATGCGACGTCTCGAGCTCGGCACGCCACATCGGCTCGACCCGTTGCCGGGTCTCCCGACTCCACACCGACAGCCACTCGCGCTCGATGAAGCGGAGCGCACGGACCATCGCCGTGAGCTCCCGCGACGAGGTGACGTCGATGCGGATCATCAGGCGTAGGTAAAGGCGGCGGCGGCGGTCGACTGGCCGGTCGCGTTCGTGACCTTGATCGGCTTCGACCCCGCGGCCTGCGCCGGGGCCTTCGCGACGATGACGGTCGGCGAGACGAGCGTCCAGTCGGCGGTGGGCACGGCGGTGGTGCCGAAGTGCACGGCCGTCGCGCCGGCGAACCCGGACCCCGTGATCGTGACCATCGTGCCGCCGGCGATGCCGCCCGTCGCGGGCGAGGCGAGCGCCGGGACCGGCAGACCTGGCGTGGCAGGGATGGTGAGGGGCTCGCCGTCGGCGGGGAACGTGACGGCAGATTCCGCCCACGCACCGACCTTGCCGCCGAACGCACCCGGCACGACCGTGATGACGATCTGGTACGACGGGCCGCTGCCCGACTTCGGCTTGAAGATGAGGGTCTGCTTCGTGCCCTTCTGCGCGAACAGGTAGGCGGTGAGGCTGCCGGCCGTCTCGTGGTCCTGGGCGCCGTTGATCGTGACGTCCCAGTCCCAGAGGGCATCGGAGTACACGGCGCCCGGGGTGAGGCCGCGCCACTTCGACGACGAGATGTTCGGGGTGAACGTGACCTCGCTGACCTGGCGCTCGTACGCGTCGGTGCCGATCGTGACGACGCAGTCCTTCATCTGGAACGGCTGGGGAACGATCTGAACCATGGGTTACTCCTTCTTCGTCTGCGTCTGCAGGGTGATGTCGTAGGCGAGGCGCCCGGCCTCGTTGAGCGCCTTCTCTGCGGTCGTCCACGCCAACCACGGCTCGATCTCGTCGAGCGCGGCGAGGAACTCGAGGAGGTCGTTGAACAGTTCGGGGTCGGCGACTTCCCGGTCGGGGTACTCGGTGGTGATCGTGAGGACCCAGTCGATGAGGAGCGACCCGATCGGCGCGGCCGGCAACCGGTTCACGCCGCGGATCTTGAGCGTCACCGACGTCGTATCGGGCGCCCCCTCGTTCGGGGCCTCGTAGGCGAGGAACTGCCACCCGTCAGGAAGCACGGCCTTGATCGCGGCCGAGACGGTCTCGTACGGACTCATGACGCTCCGATCACGCGAAGCCCGGGAGCCGCTTCTGCGGCGCGAGCATCTGGACGACGGCGTTCGGGACGGCGAATCCCTGCGGGACGGGCGACACGTCTTCGGGGTTCTCGACCTGCGGGTTCGACCGCTTCCACATGTGCGCGACGAGTGCAGTCGCGGCGAGGCGCACGTTCTCGGGCACGTAGCCACCGACGGCGTATACGACCTCGACGTTCTGCACGCCAGGAGCGAACCGGCCGCCGGCGTACACGAGGCCCGCGGTCAGGTCCGCCGTCCAACCCGACACGGCGACCCCGCCGACCGACACCGACGTGATCGCGTTCGGCCGGTTCCGGAGCGCGACCGCCTGCGACCCGCCGTCGTGGCGCTCGGTGATCGTGGCCGGCAGGATCGGGCCTGCGAGATCTTCGATCATCGGCGTCGCCGCCGAGATGTACACCTGCAGCCACGCGCCGTACTTCGCGGCCTCGCCCGAGCGCCAGCGCAGCTCCTGCGCGACATCGTCGACGGTGCAGAGGTCGGCCATCAGCCGGCCTTCCGGGTTCGCCCCTTGGGCTTGACCGCGGTCTCGGCCTTCGGCGTCGCAGTGGCGGTCTCAGCGCCGCTGCCCTTCACGGGCTCGGCGAAGCCGGCGTTCAGCAGGTCGATCGCGACAACGTCAGGAACGTCCGCCGTCTCGCCGACGGCAGCCCACGGTCGCCCGTTCAGCAGCCCAGTCGGCTGCACCAGGATGCGGATCTTCATCACGCCACTCCCATCGGTTGAGGGAGGGGTGCCCCGTCCGAAGACGGGGCACCCCTCGCGGATCAGGTCGCCGAGTGGGCGAAGTACTTCACCGCGTTCGGGTCGAGGACCGAGGAACCGGTGCGGACGATGCCGCGGAACGCGACCTGGTCCTTGTCGAACGCGTACTCCGCCGACCGCTCGAAGCGCATGCCGCCCGCGATGCGGACGATCAGCGACGACCAGTCGCCGAAGTAGATCGACTTCGCCGAGACACCGGGCGACGGCAGGAACGGGTCGATGAGGACCGGCTTGCCGAGGATGAGGTCCGGGTCTCCCGCCGTGAGCGCCGGCTGCCACACCGGGTCGCCGGTCGACGTCTTCAGCTTGCGGACGATCGCGGCCGTGGGGTCGGCGAGGGTCCACGCGGCCGACGAGCGGTACTCGGGGAGCACCGAGTGGAACAGGTCCACCAGGAGGTCCGAGCCCTGACCGGCGGTCGACTGGTTGCCGAGGCCGGTGCTCGTGCCGACCGGGCCGGTGACGCCGGCGACGGTGTAGCCGGCGATGTAGGCGGTCGTCGCGACCGACGCGATCTGGCGCGCCAGTTCGATGCCGGCGCGACGGGCGAGGTAGCCCTCGACGTCGAACGCGGCGTCCTGCAGGAGCTCGTTCGGAACGAGGGTGAGCCAGCCCCGCTTCGCGACCGTGTTGTCGACGGTCGTGAAGGTGGGGTCGGACGTCGTGATCGCCGTGTTGCCGGCCTGCGCGGCGCCCGTCGCGTGCACCGTCGCCCGCGGGAACGGGATGGTGTTCCCGTCGGCCGTGTTCACGATCTGCACGCCGGCCTGGAGGAGCTGGGACGCCGCGATGGCGTACTCCCACAGCTGCCCGTAGACGCCGTCGGGCGCGACGCCGCCGGTCAGGGACACGGCGCGCTGCTCCTCGCCGCCCCGGACGCGGGCCAGCGCGCGACGCTCGGCACCGCTGACCGACGCGAGGTCGTAGCCGTCGCCGACGCGGGCCGAGCGGACCCACTTGCCGAATGCGGAGTCGGTGTCGCCGCCGCGCTGTTCCGGCTCGCGGCCGGTGGTCGAGCGGAACGACTCCTCGAGCTCCTTCGAGCGCTTCTCGCCCTCGGCGATCTCGGTGGCGCGCTTGCCGAGCGCCTCGGCCTCGGCGTACTTGCCGTCGAAGGTCGCCTGCTCCTCGACGGTCAGCGCGCGACCCTCGGTGACGCCCTTCTGCGCGAGGTCCTGGACCTCCTTGATGAGCGCGGCCCGGCGCTCCATCAGCGTGTTTGCGATGCTGGTCACGATGTTCCCCTTTCCGGGAATCGGGTGGTGGTTGTGATCCCCGGTGGGGGTCGCCCTGCCGGATGCGGCGGATGCCGCGGCTTGTACTGCTACCGCTTCGCCCGGGTGGGTGCGCCCTGCCCTAGCGTCAGCGGTGGTCGGTTACTGCAGGCTCAGCGCCTTCGCGAGAGCTGCGTGGGCGGAGCGCGGCGCCGCGGAGGGCGCGTCGGTCCGCTTGAAGAACTTCGTGAGCTCGCCGGCCTGCGCGAGGCCGCGCACCTCGGCGACATCGGCGTCGAACTTGCGCGCGAGCGACGCCAGCGCTCCGTCGATCGAGCGGGTGCCGACCGACGTGTCGTCGTACGCCGGCGTGTTCACCGGGGCGACGTCGAGCAGCCGGCCGCTGACGAGCGTCCGCAGCGGGAAGCCCTGGTCCGACGTGGTCCAGTCGTCCTCGTACGCGACGAACGCGAACGAGGACTGCCGGACGTCGCCGCGCTGCACGAGCTCGAAGACGTCGGCGCGCGCCTGCGGAAGGTCGACGTCGTACGTCAGCCCGACTTCGTCGATGCCGAGCCGCAGCGTGCCTCCGCCGATGGTGCCGAGGACCATGTTGTCGTCGTGGTTGTACCGGGCGATGACGCCCGGCCATCCGTCGCCTCGGGACTTCGAGAAGAATCCGGGCGCGACCCGCTCCACGAATCCGCCGAGGTTCTGCGACATGCGGTCGAACTTGGCCGCGTAGCCGCCGATGGTGCGCTTCTGCTCGTTGCCGGAGCGGATCTCCACCGCCACCGACGTGAAACGACGCTCTGCATCGGTCATGGTGTGTCTCCCGTTCTCTGGGTGGGCTCCGCCTTTGGGGCGGGCACGTTGTAGTACTTCCCCTGGCCGTTCGGCAGGGGTGGTTCGTCCTCGAGCGCGCGTGCCTCGTCGACGTTCATGCGGCCGTCGGCGAGCTTCGCGCCGATGACCTCCGTACGGGTCTTGATGTCCGTCCGGATCGTGGCGTCGACGTTGAGGCGGACGAACTGCCGCTCCGGCAGTAGGCGCGCGGTCATTGCCTCGAACCGCACGACGTACGGGCGCATGTTGTTCGCCCGGTTCAGCGACCGTGACTCATCGGTCGCGTACGTCAGCGACTCCGTCGCGGACCCACCGATCTCGCGCGGGTCGATGCCGAAGATCGCCGCCGTCTGGTTCGCCGTCAGCTGCAGCGTCTCGAGGAACTTCGCCTGGTTCGGCGGGATGGTCGTGATGTCGAGGTCCCAGTCGGACCCCGTCACGAACGGCTTGCCCGACGCGAACGATCTCACCGCCCGCGTCTGCACCGCCTGCGCATCCTCGGGGTCGATCGTCCTCGCGGTGTTCTTCAGATGCGCGGGCGGCACGCCGCCGCCGCGGCTGACATCGGCGTACTCCTGTGCCGCGAGACCCGCATTCCAGAACGCCTGGAAGTGCTCGAGCGGCGACAGCCCGATCGTCTTCCCAGCCGGCACGATCCACGGGCAATGGACAATCCGCGACGCCGACACCGGGTGCCCGTACACGTACCACTGCTTCGCGTACTCGTCGAAGTACCAGTCCGACCGGGCCAGCCACTTGACCGCCGTCGGGTACCCGAAGCCGTCGAACTCGGCCACCCATCCGACCGCGTTGCCGTTCACCGCGAGCCCGAACGCCCACTGCCCGACCCACTGCGTCACGCCCTGGTCGCCGAAGTCGTCGAGCCGACGGAGCAGTTGCGGCAACCCGATCGGCGACCGCACCTCGCCGTCCTTCCGGTACGCGTCGATCGGGAGGGTCGACAGAAAGTCGACGATGTGCCGGATAGCGCCGAAGAACGGCACCAAACCCGTCGCACCCGCCCGAGACTCCCCGGAACCGACCGGAGACCAATCGCCGGACCCGCCGCCCGAACGGACCTCTGCTTTGCGGAACACGCTCACCGGCGACCACCCCGCTTCCAGACCCGCGGCAGCGGGGCACCATCGATGAACCAGGACACGAGAAGCAGGCCGCCGCCCGCGACCGCGAGGCCGCGAACAAGCGGGAGGACGTCGAGCGCCGCGGCCCACACCGCGCAGGCGGCTACGAGCAGCAGCGACCCGACGACGTCGAGAACGGTCGTCACGGACGCCTTCACAGGACCACCTCTCACAGCACCGAATCCAGTGCGTCGTAGGACGCCGCGATCCGCCGGCGCCATTCCCACAGCCCGATCGACATCGCGACGAGCGGCACGACCGCGGCGCCCGCCTTCCGGCGCGACCACGTGAACGCGCCCTCCCGCTCGTCCTTCACCGCAACGCGGACGGCGGCATCGAGCACAGGGTCGCTCGCATGCCGCATCGAGCCTTCGTGGATGAGGTCGAACGTGACCGTGCACGCCTCGGCCATGTCGGGGTACGACGTGCGCACGACCTCGACGTCGAGCCCAGCGTCAGCGAGCGCCGTGATGATGGCCTCGGCGATGGGTTCGGCGGATTTCTTGTCGTCGATGACGATCGCGACGACCTCGGGGTGATCGCGGCAGACGAGCACGACGACCTCGGCGACCCATGCAGCGCCAGCCGCCGACTTCACGACGGCAGCCTGCGGCACCCCATCCGCGCCGGCGCCGATGGCGAGCAGCGCGGTGAGCTGTCGGTCGAGGGTCGTATCGACGGCGAGCACGACCGGGCGGGCGGGGCGGACGAGAGTTCCGCCGTGGCGCTTCCACTTCTCCATGTCGATGACGCCCGTGCCTTGGCCGCCGTCGAGGGTCGGCCAGACCGACAGCCGCTCGCGGAGGAACCCCTCGATGTCTGACTGCGCCGCTTCCCACTCGGCGTCGATCGTCTCGTGCAGGAGACGGTTCGTCCCCAGCGCGGGGTTTGCCTGCGCTCGCACCGTCCACGACGTCGGATCGATCGTGATCCGCGGATCGTTGGAGCCGGTCGGCGTCCACTCGGCCCATGCGGCACGCGAGGACTCGCCCTTGCGGCCGACATCACGGATGCCCGTCCAGATCTCGGAGTTGTTCTCCTCCGACGGCACCGTGCCGGTGTAGATCAGCTGGCGGTTCGTGCCCTGCGCGGCAGTCGCGTACAGCATGGCGCGGTGCGCGAGAGCGGAGAACTCCTGCGCCTCGTCGAAGATGACACGCCTCGGCGAGAACCCGCGGCCCGACGACTTCGAGCGGGCGAGGAACGCGAGGCGCGAGCCGTCGCGCAGCTCGATGACGTGCTGGCCGGTGAGGCCGCCGTCCCAGCGCACGACCTCGGCGGCGAGATCCTCGTTCGCCTGGATCAGCGCCTTCACGCGAAGGTACGCCTCGTCGGAGGTCTTGAGCTCGTGCGCAGTCCAGAGGGTGAAGTTCTTCGCGCCCGCGCGCTTCGGGTCCGTGCCGAACACACGCCCGGTGAGGTGTGCCTCGAAGAGCGACCAGATCGCAATCGCCTCGAGCCAGCCGCCCTTGCCGTTCTGCCGGGCGACGAGCGCGCCGACCGAGGACGCCGCCAGCCGGCCGAGCATGGTCGCCAGGGTGATGCAGACGAGCAGCACCTGCCACGGGTCGAGCGTCTGCCCACACATCGCCATGACGTCGACGGCATCGCGCGCGTCATCCTCGCTGTCGAACCTAGGGCGATGCAGAACCCGCGGCTTCTGCCGCCCGTTGGGCATCGCGTGCGGCTCGGCGATCGCGGAGCTGGTCAATGCTCGACCTCCGCTCAACGACTGCCTCAACCTTCGGAACGCCCAGCATGGCGAGCACACCCTTCAGCGCCGTCGCCTGCTGCCGCGCCTCGGACAGGACGCCATCGAACTTGACCTCGGCGACGCGTCCCTCGTCATCGACGAGCCGGAACCGGAGCAACTCGAGCACGCCCTTGCCGGCGATCACCGCGTCGAGATCGTCGAGCCGATCGGCGATCCGCGCGGCCTCGACAAGCAGGCCCAGCGTGCGCGCATCCGTCTTCTCGGTGATGAGCGCACGGAGCTTGTCGCCCGTCGAATCGATCACCATCGCCCCCGATCGGCCGTCCGAAAAAAAGTTGCCGACTCGCGGGTCATCTCGGCCTCGGTTCCCTGAAAGAAACCTGTGTGTCAGCCGTGTCCGGTGCGGGCGATGAGGGCGCAGGCGGCGACGAGGAGCTCGGCGAGTTCGGTCGGTGTGCGTTCCTCGGCGAGGGTGAGCGTGAGGGCGTCCCACTCGGTGGTGGGTGCGTGGCGGTCGGCGAGTTGCATGGTGTGGCCGACGGTGATGGCGAGGTCGATGAGCGCGGGGGTAGGGACGAGTGGCATGGCTTCTACGCCCAGCGCTGCGAGATGCGTGCGCGGCGACCGAGCGGTGGCCGTACATCGACGCTGTCGGCGAAGAGGCCGACGGTCACGAGTGCGACCGGCCCGAGGTGCTCGATGTCGATGTCGGTGCCGATGTAGTGGGGGAACCGGTCGCCGTCGATGATGAGGCCGTGCCTGTCGATGGTGAGCTTCCGGATCGTGCGCACGCCCTTCCTCTTCGCGAGCCGTGCGCGGATGGTGCGCGACGTGCGGACGCGAGGCGTGTGCATGGCAGGTCTCCCTCAGGTGAACCACTGGTAGGTGGTGGTCTTCGTGGCCCGTTCTTTCCAGATGCGGGTCGTGCCGCGGTTGCAGCGTGGGTGCTCGGGGCCGGTGTACTGGGTGGGGTCGTCGTCTCGGTGGCCGAGGTCCCACTTGCTGCCGGGGAGGATGCGGGTGTCGGGTTCGAGGCAGGCGGGTAGGTGGTGGCAGTGGACGCCGCCGGCTTCGACACGGTTCTTCCATTCGCGGCGGAGCTTCTGGTGCTGGTACCCGTACTTCGGGTTCGGCATGGGCTATTCGCGTCCGCGGTCGAACGTGTCGTCGGTGCAGCACGCAGCCGCGGCCTTGGCTGACGGGTACGGGGTCAGGCACTCCGAGCACTCGTGCATGGTTACCTCCGGCCTGCGCGTCGGACGGGTGCCCCGGTGTGGCCGTAGCGCGGTGCGCCGTACTTGCGGGTCTGCTGTAGCCGGGTGCGTTGCTTCTTCGACTGCGTGAGCGTCGGGAGGATGTCGAACCACGACGGGCCCTGCGGGAGTCGTGACGGGCGTTCCGTGGAGGGTGCGCCGAGGATCGTGACGGCGGCGCCGAGCGCTAGGAGCCAGCACAGGGTCGACATGGTCAGGACTCCCAGGAGTCGCCGGCGGGGCCGTCGATGCCGAGCGCGGGGATCGCGTGCTCGAGGGTCAGGTGCTCGGTGCAGAGGGTCGCCATGTCGTAGCCGCGACCCTCGATGCGGGCGTACTGGTTCGCGGGCTGGTCGCAGCCCTTCACGCGGCAGGACGTCCACGAGCAGCGACCGTCGAGGCGGACGTGGTCGCGCTGCCACCGCCCGTAGCAGTCGCGTGCTTCGGCTTCCGTCGGGTGAGGGTCGTGCTCGGCGCAGTACCCGATCGGGGTCGATCCGACGGTGTAGTGCCAGCCGCTGCCGTCGGCACGCTGCCGGGGTCCGTAGTGGATCATGCGCCTACTCCGTTCGGTATCGCGTTGAGGGCGAGGACGGTGCCGGCGAGGATGATCAGGAAGCCGGCGCCCATCACGGTCATCGAGTCGTCGGCGATGATGCCGCGGAGTGCGACGTACATGCCGGTCGCGCCGATGATGGCGGCGGTGGTGAGGAGCACGGGATGCATGAGCCTCCGTGCCGGTAGTCGCCGGGGCGAGGGAACAGCTTGGTTCCGGCTCGCCCCGGCTCGACTCCCCAACCGATCGGGCCCCTTGCCCGTTAACCGCCGAAGGCCCCCAACGTCGAGTGGCGAACGTTGAGGGCCTTCAAGCGGAAAGCGGACCGTGAGCCCTTTGGGCGCACTGATCCGCTGCGACACCGAATGTACCACGTTTGGGGGACACGGGCGGAACGGATTCGGCGTGTCGCCGTGAGTAGCCTCGGGGGGTGGATATCGCGATTCTGTGGGTCAGCCTCGTCAGCGCACTCGCGACCGTCGCGGGCGCCGTCTTCACCTATGTACAGGCGAAGGTGGCGACGGACGGGCGGCGGGATGCCGAGAGTGCCCGTGACGAGTCACGAAAGGCTCGTGACGAAGCTGCAGCGCTCGCGCGCGAAGCCAACGACGCCCTGCACCGCCAGGCGCTGGCGCAGGAGAAGTCGCTCCCGCCGGAGTGGAGCGCGGCCATCCCCGGCGAGGGACAGCGCGTGTCGTTCCAGAACACCTCGAGTCGGCACATCGTTGTCGAGGGTGTCGAGGTGGAGCCCATTGGTGCGCACAGGCTCGTAAGGCTCGGGGCGGAGCTTCCGACGAGGGTCGAGTACGGAGACCACCTTGAGGTCTACGTCCTGCACATGCTCGCAGGTAGCCCTGAACGCGTGAAGCTCGTGTGGCGGTTCGAGGACGAAGAGACGACGCGAGTCACCGAGCGCCGCGTGTAGGTGCGGTTAGGGCTTCGACTGCCGGGTACCGATGCCCATGAGGGCCTGAATCCCGGCGATGACGAGGGTGACCGCTGTGGCCACGAACAGCCACCAGCCGACGCCGATGCCGGACATGAGAGTGAGCGCCACCCCGATGATGAGGATGAAGCCGGCGACGATGAGGGTGTTCGCCCAGGCCGGCCGGGTCGACTTCGCGTTCCGGTAGACCTCCGGATCGAACTCGTTCATGGTCGGAACATAACCCACGGGGTCGGGTGGTGGTGCCCCCAGAAATGAGGGCACCCCCTGCCGGCGGAATGCGCGCGAGAATCAGGGTGGGCCCCGGAACCGGGCCTACCCATCTGCCCGTTCACATCGGGCACCACACTGGAAGGTCGCGGTGGCACGGTACAGGAGCGGTACAAGGATCTCCGGCAACCGGATCATCTCGACCTCAACAGGCAGAACGATCGGCATGATCGATCGCGACCCAACGCCGGCCGAACTCATCGAGCGGCAAGCGATGCGCGATGCCGCGCGCGCTCGGCATGATGCGCAGGTGGCGGAGTGGGAAGCCCAGAAGGAGAAGGAGGCGTCCGCGGCTCGAAGGGCGAGCGTCAAGGCGACGCTTGGCACGATCCTCACGCTCCCCTTCGCCATCGCTATATTCGTGGGCTTGGTCTACCTCGTCTGCTTCTTCCCCGTCTACGGTCTCGACCCATCGCCACTCTGGACTCGCTGACGGTACCCGCCAGGGCTGGAGGGTTCGCTCACTTCGCGTGGCACCTCCGGTGCGCCCTGTTCGAGGTCCCATGCGAAGCCGCGGACGTCGTTCCCGGTGACGCGCCACCCGCAGCATCCGCACTCGACGGCGGCACGGTCGAGACCGCCGTGCCCGTCGGGCCGGTACATCGCGGTCAGCGCGACGCGCTTCTCCCGGTCGTACCAGCGGCCGCCGCGTCCGTCGGGCCCACTGTTCAGGACCTGCTCGAACCAGTCCATCCCGCAGTCGGGGCAGGTGAACGGGTGCCGGGTGGTCATGTCGATGAGTTCGAGGACGATGGGCGCTTCGAGCTTCGCTTCGATGGCCTGCTCCCACTGGCGGTACACGGCGAACCAGATGCGGGTGCCCTCCTCGGTCAGGTCGCGGCCGACGGTCGCGTACCAGGCGCGCAGGTTGCCCTCGGGCGTCAGGTGCGGGGTGCCGCCGGCGTCGCGGAGCGCTTCGAGGATGATGCCGTCGAGGCGGTCGTACTGCTCGAGCGCGTCGGAGTCGAACGGGATCTTCGACGACGTCGTGCCCGGGCCCGCGCCGCCGACGAGAGACGACGCGATCGCCCCGCGCAGCTGGGCGATGAGGGGGTCGCGGCGCACCCACCGGGTGCGGCCGTCGATGTGCGCCGCGTAGGGGTGCTCGATCGTGAGGCGGTCGATCACGTCGAGGAGGGTGTCGTCGCTCATCGGGTGGGTCCTTTCGTGTGGCAGGAGCATCGGGGGTTGCCGCACCCGTACGGCGTTTTGCAGCACGCGTTGCACCGGGTCGGGGTGTCCTCAGCACGGGCTTCAGCGGTCAGGGCGGCGAATCGGGCAGCGACGACGTCAGCGGCCGTGAGGTAGGCGGTCACGAGCGGGCCTCCCGGATCGCGGCGGCGGCTTCAAGGGCTCGACGGGCGACCGTGAGGCATCCCATCCGCTCGGCCCGGCAGTCGTCCCCGACAGGGTGCTCGTGGTCGCGGGGTGACCACCGACACGGCATCGCACCCGCCGCCGCCTCGACCTCGGCATCCGTCACCGGGAGCTCCCGCACCTTGGCGCGCACCTCGCGGAGTGCGGCATCCGTGTCGGCGGCGGCGAGGACGTCGCGCACTCGCTCGATTGCGACATCCATGTGCCCGAAGTCGATGTTCTCCGGTGCGAGCGCCTGCTCGATCACGGCGGCGAGGGCGTCGCGCTCGGTCCGCATCGCCGCAGCCAGTTCGGCCACGTCGTGAACCGACCACCACGTGAGCGGCGGCGGGTCGCCCCGGAGCGCGTTCACCGCCCCACGCAGCAGGTCACCCTGCCGGCTGATGAGCTGGTGGTACTCGTCGGCATCGGCCTTGAGTTCCGCGATCCGGGCTTCGAGGCGAGCGACTTCTTCCCTCTTGGCTTCGAGCTTCTCGGCGGCCTGCCATGCGCGCTTCTCGCGCTGCGCCCAGACGAGCAGCTCACCGGGCTCGACCGGTCGGCCGTGGCCCTTGTGGCGGCCGTAGTCGCGCGAGTCATGCCGCAGGCCATCAATGAGCTTCGACATCAGTCGGCGTTCCCTTCCACGTCGGGAGTCGGATTCGCTCGCTCGGCCTCCCACTTGGCTCGGAAGTGCTCTTCCACCCACGCCGCCTGTTCGCGGTGCCATTCGGGGTCGAGTGCGTCGGCCGCGCGACGGAGCGCGTACGAAGCGGTCCTGATCTCCTCCGCGATGACGCGCTGGACCTGGTCTCGGAGGGCCGCCTCGTCGACGGTGATCGTGATGTTGTTCGGTGCCTCAGCCATGGTCGGCCTCCTCGGATACGTCGGGTTCAGGGACGGTCTGCGATCGGATCGAGTCACGGATCGGGCTCAGTCGCGGGTCCATCTCCGTCCGCATGCTCAGAGCCGCGGCGACCGCCAACCACTCCCTGTGCGTCAGCGTCACCGACTGCGGCTTCGCCTTGATCGCGGCCCAATCGATGTCAGCCACGGTCGGCCTCCTCTGAATCGTCGGGATTCGGGTTGGCGACGGAGCACCAGTAGCAGGGCCGCCCGCCGGAGCACTGGCAGGGCGCGCCCGCGAGGTGCTCGCGGCGTGACTCAGAAGGGCGTCGAGTCCCCATACGACTCACCCCCGCCCCACGAGTCGGTGGACGGCTGCGAGGGCGTGTGCGGGGCGCTGGTGCCCTGCTGGCCGCCCTGCCGGGCCGGGAACACGTACACGCCGACGTGGTCCGCGGTGACCTCGACCGACAGGCCCTTGCCGCCGCCCTCGGTCTCGTACTGGCGGACCTCCTCCGTACCGACGACGATCAACCGGCGACCCTTCGTCACCTCGGATGCGAGCGCTTCCGCGAGGCCACGCCACACCGTCACCCGCCGCCACGACGTCGGCCCGTCCTTCCACTCGTCACCGTCCTTCACCCGGGCGGAGGTTGCGAGGTTGAACGTCAGCACGGGGATGCCGGACTTCGTGAACCGGAGCTCGCCGTCAGCGCCGGCGTTGCCGATCAGAGTGATGGTGGTCATGCGTGGTTCTCCTTCGTGGTGGTGCCGGCGATGCCGTGGCGCTCAGCGGCGGCCTGGATGCGGCCGGCGGCGCTGTCGGGGTGCGGGCGGTCGCCGTGCGCGCTGCTCGTCGTGATCGTGATGCCGAGCGCGGCGGCCTTCCGCATCTCGCGGTCGAGTGCGGACTCGCGGGGCTTCGGGGAGCTGGTCATGCTGTCTTCCTTTCGTGGTGGAGAAGCGCCCGCAGCCGCTCGGTCTCCTGCTCGTACGCCCGGGCCTTCGTGACCTGGGCGGGTTCGGTCCACGCCTGACGGCGGAGTCCTGTCGGGGTGGTGCCGGCCTGCGTCTTCGCGATGAACGCCGTGAAGTCGAGGTCGGCCTGGGTGAACTCGCGAGGGCTCATGCTGCGAGCCCTGCGTCGTCGATGTGCTTCTGTACCTCGAGCGGGGATCGGGCGATCGCGTCGGTCACGTACCGTTGCGGGGCTCGCACGTACCCCTTCGCCTTCCCGAGGAGGTGGCGGGCGATGCCGACGGCGACCTCGGGGGTGACGTCGCGGCCGGTGTGCTTCGCGATCGCGGCGACCACGGCCGGGACGGATGTCAGGCCCGCCTGGGCGGCGAGCGCTTCGAGGACCGGTGGCAACTTCGAGTCGGTCACGTGTCGCGCGTCTACTACGTGACTTGACTCGGTAGTTAGAGTCAGTCCTTCGGGACGGGACGGGACGGGACGGGGGATTCCGGCGGGAATCGCAGGTGCGATCGTTCCGGGATCGCACAAGGGACACCGAGGGTCCACGACGCCGCGGTTCTCGTGCCACCGCTTGTGATTCCCGGCGACCGAGGCATCCTGCTTCGCCTCCCGCTCAGCGAGAACGGTCGCCCGCGTCGGCTGGTACTCCGCCCAGTCGTGGAACTGGTAGCCGCCGCCTGCGTCCTCCCACAGCCCGACGTCGACGAGCGCCGCGGCATCCGCCGTCGACCCGCCGAGCGCGGCCACGATCGGCACCGGCACGAACCCATCCGAGAGCTGCTGCATCGACCACGACCCGGCACGGACCCAGAGCCCGAGCGCCGCGTTACCCGCGCCGATCGCCTTCATGTTGAACGCGAGCGCGTCGTCGACCTTGAACCAGACCACTACTCGGCCCATCCCATCTGCCGCATGCGCTCGTGCGCGTCGGCTTCGTCGATCACGGTCACACCGCCGACATCGTTGAGGAGGACCCACACGAGCTCGAGGTACCCGAGCGGGTGGTGCACCCATCGACGCGCCGGCCACTCGGCCGGGTCAGCGGTCGGCCACCCGGGGACCGACCACCCTTCACGGACCGCGTCCGCCGGGTTCCCAGTCGCCCACCCGTGGCATCCGGTCGTGCCGGTGCCGCCGAGGACGACGAGGTTCGATGCGACGGTCTGCCCGCCGACACCGCGACCCTTCCGGTGATGCCTCGACGTGAGCCCCCACCCGCACGCACGGCGGCACCGCTGGCACGTGTCCGCGTCGCGGACCGTGACGAGCTCGTACGCCGCGATTTCCTCCGCACGCGACGGTGCGGCCACCTTCGGCCCGATCACGATGCCCTCCCTGCCCGGTACTCGGTGATCGACAGGCCCGCGCGTCGGGCCGCGGTCCGGTCACGCCAGTACGTCTTCGCGACGACCTCGCACGACGGGTCCGCCGGGCAATCCCTGCAGCCCCGCACGTACCCCGTCACGGAGCCGTGCCGGATGGGCTGCGCCCGCGACACCGTCGGCAGACCCATCCCGGCCCGCCGCTGGTTCACCGACGACTGAGAGCGGCCGAGGTACACCGCGATCGCCTGGTCGGAGTACCCCTCACCGTTCAGGCGGGTGATGGTGTCGAGCTCGGCCTGTGTCCACTGGATCGCGCGCGGGCCACCGGCGGGCCGGGGTGGGGCAGGCGTGGGCAGGGCGGCCCGCGGGCGGTCCACCGGCGGGGCAGGGCGGGCCGGGGCGGGGCGGGCGGCGGCGGCCACCTCGGCGGCCACGATCGCCGCCGGGCTCTCACCCGCGTCGACCCGTCGCCGGAATCCCCAGTCGGACACGTACCGGGAGTGCACGACCGCGCACCGGACCTCAGCGGGGCAGTGACCCGTCGTGCACCCGGCACGGAAGCCGTCGACGGTGCCGTGCGGGATCGCGTCGGACAGGATCGTCGAACCGTGAAGCATCACGCGGCCACCCCCAGGGATTCGACGGCCGCAGTGACGAGGTCGCGCGCCGCTGGCGGCGTGACCGCGTTGCCCGCGGCCTTCACGAGGTCGCGCTTCGAGATCGGCTTCGCACGGTCCGGCGGCTGCCACTGGTAGTCGTCGGGGAACGCCATGCCGGCGGCGACCTCATGCGGTTCGAACATGCGGAACAGGACGTCGGGGAGCATGTCGCGTGCGGCTCGGATGTCGGCCGCGGTGGCCTCGCCAGGGCGACGCATGATCGACTGCTGAGCGGTCGTCGTGAGAGTGCGCATGTATTCGAGCCCCGGCGTCGTCATCGCGCCCTGATCGCCCCGGTTGTTGTTGTGCCGGGTGATGAGCGCGTACCGGTCGACGGTCGTCAGGGTGCCGACCGGGTCGGTGACGGGGCGGGCCTCGTGCGTGTTGCCGTAGTACGACTGCACGAGCGCGTGGTGGTTCCCGCCTGCGGTGAACGTGCCCGCGGGCTCGGCGACGGATCGTGCCGTCGACGTGCCGTACATCTCGGCGATGAACGCGAGGCCGGTCTCGTTGCGCGTCGTCTGCGCCCTGGCGGGCACGTCGACGGGGCGCGCCTCCTTGCCGTCGCGACCCTCGACGGGAATCGCGAGCGCCTTCGAGTTCGTCGTGTGCAGTGCGCGCAGCGGCTCACCGACGGGCCACGCCCGGAAGTACCCGGCCGGGTCGCCGTGCGCGCGGTGCTTCGGGTCGGCGGCGTCGTACTGGTTCCCGCCAGCCTCGATGTGCAGCGGCCCCCAGTAGCGGGCGATGCCTGCCGCGATGCGGGCGAGCGTCTTCTCCGCGAGGGGCGTGTCCCGATCCCCGATGCGGGTGCCCGGCAGCGACCAGTCGATCGCGGCGGCCGCGGGCAGCCAGCCCGGTTCCACGACAGAACCGCACCGGGGGCAGCAGTAGAGGTACGCCTGCCGGTACCGGCCGACCTCGCGGCCGCGCTTGAACGACTGCACCGACTCGGTGACGACGTCGCAGCGGGCGCAGTAGGCGCGGGGGCGGAGGATGCGGTCGAGGTCGGGTGCGCGTTCCCCTTCGGGCCAGCACACGACGTAGATGCGGTCGCGCGACTGCGGCGCCGGCGCCCCGTGAGCTTGCGCGTGCATGCTGTTCAGCGACACGACCCGCCACTGGTAGCCGAGGGCGCGAAGTTCCTGACGCCACACCGCCCATGCGGTCGCGTACTT